ACAAGTAACCTTTAATCCAGTTCTTGTTCTAATGTTGTGCGTATTATCTTGTAAATATATAGAGCCTTGACGGTTTGAATCACCGATATTTTGAGCATTACCCTCTTTAACAACCTCAGCTATTGAAGTTCCAACAACTGAAGCATCTGTTGGTGGCGGGAAGTTAGAAGATAAATTAAAGTTGTAACTAATTGAACCCCTTGATTGATAATCATAAATCAAATCACCAGTAGCATTATCTGAACGCATAAATGAACAAGTGGCATAACGCCAATTTACAGAACCACTACCAGTCTTTGTAAAACTAATTATTACATCTGGCGAAGATGAGGTAAAGCTAATCGGATTGTTAAGCGTTATACTTGAACTCCATATCGTTTGATAAAACGAACCAGATAAAACTTGTATATAAGGTGACGCATATTCAGAAAACCAACCCGCGTCAAAATGAACATCTAGCTGGTGCGAGTATGTAGCAGAGCCACCAGAAGTATGGCTGTGTCCATCATCAACAATAACAATATCATCATTAACTCCAGAATCATCAAGCACCTTTTTATTACTTTCATCAATCTGTAAAGCCTTAGAAACTACGTTAGTTATTTCTTCAGCTGGGATAGTTAAATACGCCCTTGTTTTGCCATCTTTTGAATAGCTTGTGCTGCTTAATAAATAGGCTAATGATTCAGACGTTTCTGTATTGTAAAAAGGAACGCCATTAATCTTAACATTACTAATCCTTTCAACTGCGTGATCAGCAATAACAAACACCTCATCAGCATCATTCTCTAGTTTAACAATGTCACTCACATCAAACCCGTGTAATATTGGCGTAGTTAATTGTAGCTTCCAAAGGTTAAGCGGATAAGTTGCTACTGTATAAGTTACTGGCTCATTGATAGTAGTTAAACCCGTCCAACCAGTTAATGATGCTGGAACTGATTCAGTCGTTAGCATCTCACTAACGGTAATAACACCACCAGAAACATTAGTGATTGTATATATGCCATCATTGTCGTCTGTATCAGCCACTTGAATACTCATACCAGCAGAATAACCAAGCATACCAAAATCATCAAACGCTGATGTAATGGTACATTCAAACCCGCAAGCAAAATCCACCATGTACGTATTCTCAGAGATAGTAGGAGAATCTGCTAACAAGTACGCATCAACGGTAATAATGTCACCAGTAATATCTGTAATCTTGGCTAATGAGTTTGTTATTTCAGAATCAGTAATAGTACCAATACCACCCTCGTCACTACCCATTGTTGGTTGATTATCCATGTCAGCCATCTTGCCATTATCTAAAGCAATATAATCGCCAATAATAAAGTCATCTGCCCAGCCACTATTACCCTCAATTGTATTTAAACTATGAATTAACGTATTGAAAACACCGCTAAGTATATTGAAAACTATTGATTTTCCAGAGGTGACGTGTTCAATGCTTTTAACATTGAAAGAGCCTTTAATCCTTGAGCCTCTAGGTAGTCCGCTAAAATACCTTGTATCATCATCATCAACTGTATGCTCAATGACAATAGGTAAATCTACCTCTGTGGCGTTCGTAGTTTGGTTTGTGGTGACGTTTCCACGATACCAATGTGATATATCATCTGCTACATAAATATAGTCGTCTGTGGCATCTTGTTGCCATTCAGCAACCCTATATAATTCAACCGTTCCATCAAAGTCTGGCGAAACAACAATATCTAAAGAATGTATTGGCGCATCATTAGTCTTTAATGTGAAATAATGTGCATAGTTATCCTCTAAAGCATAACGAACTTTAGTACCCTCAAAATCAGTATATCCCCATGAATCTTTTGGGTTGTTGTGGTTTACAAAACTACCATCAACATAGAAATAACCAGCAGTCCAGCTTGATACATTAACAATTATCTCAGAGTAATGAAGCGGTTTAAATGGTAAATCCCACGCTAATGTGTTAGTTCTAAATACACGATCAATCGCACTACCTTTAACTGGTGATACAACTAATCCAGTTCCAGCAGTTTCACAAGTGGCATTTAAACCTAATGTCGTATCATATTCATAAGCGAACCAATTACCGCCAGCAGTTGAAGATGATAACTGGTCGGTTGTCTGGTTAAATTTACCGTTCGGATGATCTTGGTACATAATCCAATTATATGACCAATCTGGTGATATACCTTTAGCTAAAAACGTGGTGAAATGTCCAGTAACTGAACGACACACATGGTCTTTAACTCTACCATTAATAATCGGTAAAGGCATACCCACATCTTCACGTCCAGACGCTGGGAAGTTTGAGTCAGTTATTGTGTTGGGTATCTGTCTATCGTAGCTGTATGCGTAGTCTTGTAAGTTGAACGATACAGAATCTTCTGTGTACTCAATAGCACCCTCAACCGTACCAATAAACATAACCTCAGCATCAGTAACAGTTCCAGCACCAATTGAATCTTCAAAACCAAGGTAAACCGTACACTTCATTCCAGCCTGAATAATTGATACTAATTGCTCAAGTTTGTTAGCAACTTGTAATGACATTTCACCGAATACTTGCTTTGAATCATCAAGCGTTTGAGTTAATGGCGTTGATGCTATTAATCTTGCATCATAAGTGTTGCCACCGTATGTTATCTCACGCTCAGACCATCTATAAGTTGTGGTGATTAAACTACCTGTATCTGGCTCACTGCCAGAGATATATTCCTTTAATTCATATTCAATAAAAACAATTGGATTAAAGGATGTTGAATCTAATTTAGATTGAAAACCTGAACTAAATATTCTCATTATGCTGTTTGTAACAAGGTAAATGTAGCACGATATAAACGGTCTTTAAATATCTCGCTAATACGCATACTTTCATCAAATCTAACTGTGTAAACATCACCATAAGGATCAGTATATTCAAACGTCTTTTCAGCACCATTAACCGTTGAATCATAAAACGATTCCAAAGCATCTCGCTCACTTTCACTGGTTAATACTACACTTATAGAATATCGATAATTAGTAACGCTTCTTGAATAGATAAACATTGAGCCATCTTCCATCTGAACGCTTGAATTATGCTTGATAACTTCACGCTCATAAGGTGACTCAGGATTATTATTAAATACTAATGATGTGGTTGCTGATACTACTGTTGGGTAATCAAATCTCATTGCATTACCCCATTCACCCATTTACGACCAACCTGCAAAGTCATATTGCCTCTACTATTAATAGCATTATCAACTCCATGTCTGGAGTTCTGTGTGTAAATGTTTGTTACGTTGGTTGTATTTGTTCCCAACAATGAGCCGTCTGCTGGCTGGTCAGCCAAGGTGCTTCCAATCGCACGCCCAGTAGCGCTAACGATGTTTTCTCCTTTAGACACATTATTTGCAACCTTAATACCAAAATCCCTTCCAATAGAGCCAAGCTTATCCCAAGCTCTTGATATATCCCGCACCACGTTCAATATCCATCTAAATGTTCTTAATAATAATCCTGCTGCATCACTTATAGTGGTAAGCGCGTTTGAGCCGGTTGTTTTAAATCTCTCAAAATCTGTTTCTCCCTTTTTAACTTCTGTAAAGAAGTTGATAATACCTTTTATAATTTCAACGGTATGATACCCAATCGTATTTCCCCATTTTTTTCCAGCATCTTCTGCTGTTCCAAATTCTACACCAAGATTTTCAAGAGTCGCTTGAAGCCATACAAACAAAGGCTGGATTGTTTGTGAAAACGAACCTGTAAACTTAGCCCACCATGTAGCAAACTTTTCTAAAGCTGGTGCGAGTGATGCACTAAGTTTTGCCCATACACCATTCATCGCAGATTTCATTCTGGTGAACGCATCATTGGCCCTTTCTACACCTTCAACGGTTTTTTTACCCATGACAAAACCTAATTTGTCGGCTTCTTTCATAGATTCACGTAATGCTCTTGATCCGCCTTTTAAGACGTTAATCATCTTGCCACCACGCGCACCAAATAAACGATAAGCCAATTCTGCGCGTGCTGTTTTATTACTTATCCCTACTGTGGCATCAGAAACATCAGCCATAACATCGATAACTGATCTAAGAGATCCATCAGCACGAGTAACACTAATACCGTATTTTTCAAAAATATCTTTAGCTTCACCAGTGCCTTTAGCGGCATCAGCCATATTAACAGCAAGTTTTTGCACGGCCTTGTCTAATTGTGTAGCCTCAAGACCACCTAAAGAAGCGGCGTGTCTAAGGCGTTGTAAGTTTTCAACACTAACACCAATCGCACGGCTCATTTTAGCCATTTCATCAGTAGCATCGAGTGATCGTTTAATCAAGTACCCAATACCAGCAATACCAGCCACACCAATTAAGGCAGATTTAAAACTAAATAATGATTTACCCACTTTAGCAAAAGCACCGGTAATACTACGGCCGACTTTTTTTGCCGTATTCCCTAACTTTTTAAGTTTTCGGCGGATGCCATGAATTACTTTTCCTGCTTTATCTCGTGCCGAGATCAGTATTTGCATTCGTTGTGTAGCCATCTATTGCCTCTATTATTAATACCAACTTATTGGGTTGCTGCGCCCATGTGCCGGGGTTTGGATAATGGCCTTGTTGCCAGTATTTATGAATGCGAAAATAATCGTTTATTTCCCAAGCATCAATCACCGGACAGCGTGTGGCATATCCTTTCACTCCATGTGCCATGACAATGGTGGATGCCTTTAAACTACACCCTCTAACTTCTTTGTCATGATCCGAACAACTGGCGCAGTCATAATTGACTTGCTGTTGTATGATTGCGCCTACTATTTTTTTTCTTCTTCGTCACCAAAACCATTTACATTAAGTGCAACATTGCCCAATTCTTCCACAATGCCCAAACGGGCTAATTTATCCATCGTGGTGTCTGACAATCGATTGCGTTCAATCTTAATCTTAAAAGGTAAATTGTCGGCTTTTTTAAGCGAATATCGTAGCGCATCGGCCGTTAAACCAAATAAATTGGTTTTAATTTCTTGACCATCACCGCCCAAATCAAAACTAATGTGCTTATCTTTTATTTCTGCAAACTTCATAAAAGAAATCGTGCCTATGTGAAACACCGTTGGTTGCTCACCCTCAATAAAACTTAAATGCTTTATGTCGTGTGAGTCCTTATAAGCTTCAATATCAGAATTGTTTTGATCGATGGCAGGATCATCCACTGAAACTGCCTCAATAACTTCATTACGATCAATCGCTTTAAATGCCATTACGAAACAGTACCTTTAGTTAAAGTACCATCGCCTGCGCCTGAAAAACTAAAAGCGATTAGGCCATCTGCACTGGCTTCAATTGACACTTCGCTCAATTTAATAGTGCCGGTAAATTCATCATCACCAGTAGTGTCGCCCTCTGCTCTTAATGCAATAGCATAAGAAGCGTCGCCGGTTAATACTTCATCCACCACCGCAGTCTGATAAGTATCGTCCGGATCGTAATTGCCCGAACCATCAACTGACCAACCTTTAGTGGTTGCTGTTGTTGATGTCCAAGCGTTGCCGAATGAATTAAACTGCTCATTGTTTTGGGTAATGTTTAAAGTGAACGCAGTAAGTTCACCAATTTTATTACCTGACGAATCTCTAAGTGATCCGCTGTATCCTGTTACTGTTGCCATTTTTATTTACTCCTAGCTGATTAAGGTTGTTACATCTGTTTTATCTACCCTGTATAGGGCAGAGAACCGCATAGTCATTAAGCCAACGGGTTGCTCTTGCTCACCGGATAACTCAATCTCTAATCCATTAAATTCAAAATACTTACACTTGCCATCTAATGTGGTATCACCCGATGCAAAAAGTGCCGTTTCAACTTCTGCTGAAATCGTGTCTAAAGTTTTGTCCACATTCGCTGTGGCTTTTGCCCTTGCTTCAACCACAATATTTAGCAAACGATGTTGATTGGTTGAGCCAAAAGTTACGTTGTCCAAATCATCGCTTGATTGTTCATCGTGCGTATAAATAGCCAATGCTGGCAATGTCTTATGATTGTAAACTCGGCTGATATAAACGCTCGATCCCGTTGTTGATAAACCCGTTAAAAGGGTTTTCATTTTGTCGCGTATTAATTGCCTTACATGAGCCATTATTGCGCCTCAAGTATTAATGAAGTCAAGCCTGTGCCGTCCGGTTGAATGCCAATAACTTCATAAGAAGTAGATTTAACACTCAAAGAATCACCGTGATCAATTGTGCTTACGTCTGATTCATCACAAACAAATACTGGTCTTACACCCTCGATGCCGTGTACTTCTACAAATTGATTATCGAAGATTCCAGCCACAGTGGATGCACCGATGGTGGCATTGTCTGCCATCTCAGTTGCATCTAAAAATTCTGACAAATCCTCGGTAAACATAATTAATTATTTCTTTGATTTTTTTTTAGCTTTTGAGGCTTGTGCCTTATTGCTAAGAATTAGTTTGGCTGCTAAATTTGCATCCACATCTACGACCTCGCCTTTAGCGATGTCTTTGCCTTTAATGCCGACTGATGTTAATAATTGTATTTTCATAATTTTGTCCTTTAAAAGAGTGCTGAGGCATAACCCCAGCACTTAACAACAACTTAATATTAAGTTATTGCGTCCTGCATTGCTGCAAAGCTTTCTGCATGTCTAACCGCAATATCAACGTCTTGTAATGCAACCACACGAACCGTGCCTGATGCAGAACCTGTTGAGGTATCGATATTAATATCGATGCCACCCCAAGTACCAATAATTAGATCATTCCAATTACCGAATAAGATTGCTGATAAACCAGTGCCTGAGCCTTTAGTAAGGTTTGACGGTACTTGGTTTGATACGGCTGCGTTGTAACCACGTAGCGTGTTACCCTCGCCCCAAACGTACTGACCAGTTGATGATGCTTTCTCAGTTTGTAACAACTTACCACGAACAGAAGCATTAGTTAAGTAACCCAATGCGCCCATGTCTGCGTTGTCAACCGATACTGCTGATTCAAGATCAACAATGTCTGCCCAATCCGGTGCTGCACCATTCGTGCCACCTGCTACTGCGCCGATGCCTGATACATTTAAAATACCAGTCGGTTGATTAGATGAACCCGAACCATTGATCGCTGCGCGGTCAATTTCAAGTGCTAAAGTTGTTGCCAACTCGCTACGGATAAATGCTTCAACATCCATAGATGATTGAAGTAATAAACGGCGTGAAACGTCAGAGAATGCACCCACAGTTGATGGTGATAAAGTTACCTGATCGAATGCTGGTTGTGATTCTGTTACCGCGCCACTTTCAGCTACCCAGTAAGAAGTTGCACCGCCAGTTTGACGTGGAATAGCAATGTTGCCAACCAAATCATTCATCATTGTCGCGCCCAAACCAACAACGCTCATCTTGTTACGAAGCATATCGATGAACGAACCTGATAATAAATCAGTAGAAACCGTGTGGCCACCTGCTGTTGAAGTTGTTACGTTCAAATCACGCATTAATACGTCAGTTGGAATGTAAAAACCTTGTGCGCGTTTGCCTAATTTACCAGCCATAGAATCAGAAGCTTCACGTTCAAAGCCTGCATCGTTCCAATTGCCAGTAACCAAAGCATTCACCGCACGTACGATTGAGAAGCTGTCTGCTTCTTTGTCGCTCATGCCGATTTTAGTATCTTCAATCGCCGCTGTTTTAGGTTGATTTTTAGTGATTGAATCCAATGCTACGCCACGGAATTCATCCATAGAACGATCATTGCCTTTAAATTGCGCACCAACTTCTTTAAGTTCAGGGTGCTTTGCAACGATTGCATCAATCTCTTGTGAGCGTGCGCGATCCGCCGCTACTGCATCGCGTGCAACTGTTGCTGCATCGATGCTTGGTGTGTTATCGTTTTTTTCCATTTTTCTTTCCTTTTTATTAGTTTTTAAATTAGTAATTGTTGTTAAGTTGTCGCCCTGAACATCTGAACGACCAACACCCACGCCTGCATCAGCTGGAATCGGTACACTGGAAATTTCAAAAGGTTGCCAAAGCATGGCTCGATATGTATCCAAGTCCTCTTTGCTTTCCTCTAATTTCATTTCCAAAATACGATAACCAACGGAAATACCGGTACGGATTCCATCAATTACATCTTGAAATATCTCTTGAGCATGAGCTGATTTTGAAAAACGGACAATGGCTTCGCCTCTGCCGTTATTAATATCTGCCGACTCAATTACCCCTATTTGATCATCAGGATCATGATTTAATAGAAGCGGTGCTTTATTTCTCAAACGCCCCAAATCGACACTTTCTGGCGAGTGATCTAACACTTCCATTCCAAAAAATCTTTCGACAGGTGCTTCGCTTGAAAACGATAATGCTACCGTGCGTGCTTCTTCATCAATCGCCGCTCGATCTAAATTAAATGAACGAGTTAAATTACCCGTTTTGATTTGTTTCATTGGCTTTTACCTCATTGTTAATACTTAAATTCAAACCTTTGTCTTTGGCTAATTGTTGCTCATAAGCGAGTTGGTCATATACATCCTCTATATCACCACCTTGCTCTGCCACCACTTCACTGGCGGTTTTAATACCAGCATTAATTGCCTCAGTTGACGCTTTGATGTCTTTGAGTGGATCAACCCAAGTCCAGGCTTTTGGTTGCCAGCGGATCTCGGATAATTTATCAAAATCAGTCATCGACAAACCCAGCGATCCATTCAGCAATTGCATACTTAACCACTGCTCATAAACACGATCCATAAAATGCTGAATCATCCAGTTTTGTTTCACACGCCATTGGTCGCGTTCTTCAATGGTGCCAGATCGAATACTTGAAAATGAAACACCCTCAAGATCACTAGCCAACGAGTTATATGCCACACCCAAACCACTTGAAATACCGCGCAAAATTGCTTTGTTAAAATCTTTAAATGCACTGGTTGGATGGGTAGGATCAAAAGTAGTAAAGTTGGTACCGGCCGGTAGTTGTGAAAACACACCCGGCTCGGCTGAATCTAACAAATAACCTTGATCATCTTCACTATCACCAATGAACGAATCACCGGCTTCTGAGGTGTAAAAACCCATCTTAGATGCGCCAATTCTTGCTGCAACCAGCTCGGCTTCTTCATAAGCACCCAACATATTGAGCCTACTCATGGCACTGGCCATCCACGTTGCACCGCGAATTTGCTCTGGGCGTTCACCCATAAAGGCGTGAATGATATTGTCCGCATCAATGCGCTCATACCTTGCACCGGCGGTGGCTTCATTTTCAAGATTAACCAATAAGTGATACGCTACCGCACGGCCAGTGGTATCAAACTCAATACCCATGCGAACGATATTGCCGTTGTTTAGTTTTTTATTTAGGTTTTCATCCAAACGATTAGAGTCTAAAAATTGCAATTTAAAACCAAACTGCGAATCATCACGCACCATGCGGATTAACACTTCGCCATCGCGTGCAGCGGTTTCAATAAATAAGCGTTGCATTTCCACAAATGACAAACGACCATCCCATGCACAATTATTGGCCTTTGACCATTTTGTCCAGGCTTGTTCGACAATTCGATTGTGCTTTTGATTGAGTTTGCCTTTAGCGGTTTTGGATTTAACCTGCAAAACCATACCCTTTGCACCCACCACATTTGACACGCACATCTGCAAATACTTACGCGCATAATCATTGTTGATACTCAAATCACGCGCTCGAACGCGCAATACCTTGCCACCGGATTGCAAATCTTTGTTAATATTTTGTGAAGTCGTTGTCCAGCTTGAGGTTAAACGATCAATCTTTGCACCGGAATACGCACGTTTGGCAACGGCTTTTTTGTGTTTTCTAAAAATGGATAAAAAATTCATACTTAAAACCTTGTTTTAATAATGCCACTGTGGCCTAAACCATTAGCAACACGCTCTGCTCGTTGCTCGCGCACGTATTCAGTACGGTATTTATCACGTAATAAAATCAAATCAGCAATCGGCGTGCGCCCTAATGAGCGACCAGCAATAGAATACGACTCTTGATCCTTTGAAGCTCTGCCCTCAATGGTGGCCTCGATGGAGTCCAATACCTTTTTGACGTGATTTCTAGGATCGGTTGTGGCAGCATCACGGTTGGCTTTGACTTCCCAAGTGCCACTGTCAACAGTGATACGCTCTGAGTCTGAGGTACGAATAATGTACGCTTGCCAGTGATAAACACCTGCGGTGTAGGCTGCTGTTGTTGATTGGCCAACTTCCACGATGTAATCACTGCCGCTTTCTGTTGCAGTGATCTCAATCTCAGTTGAGCCGGCGTTTTCTAAACGCGCTGAATATTTTAATGAATAAGAAGCTATTGGATAATCACTATCCAAATCGCTACGCTTCCAAGCGATACGATCACCGGCAATAATATCGCTCGGCTCAGTGGTTGGGTAGTTTGTAGAGTCAAATAAATTGGCCATAAATCCCTATATCTAGTGTTTTTGAAATATAAAACTACTATATCTAGGTGTTAGTGTCGTAACATTTTTTCAAATGTCAACCCCAATTTAAAACTAATTTACCAACGCGCTGCAAAACCACCGGATTTCTTATTTCTCGGTCTTAATGGGCGCTGTGTTTGTGTAACTTTTGGTTGGATATTAATGTTTTTTTCGTCTTTTCTTGACTCAGTTTTAACTTTATCAGGCTTAGAATCAAATAAATCTTTAATAAAAGGCTCAACAATATCCTCTAATCGTTGCCAATCTTTCTGACTCCACTTGTTCATGCCCAAATGGTATGCCGCCGCCAACGCATACACCGAGCAATCCAGTACCTCGTTGCGCCGATGCGATGGCTTGACCCACTCAGTACGTGGATGGCCTTTGTGATAACGCGTGACTAATTTCTCAGCCGTGAGTTGCGCATAAAACTCATCGTCTAACTCGGTAGAAAAATGCACACGCCCTGCGCCACTTTCAATACCGAATCGACCGTACCAAACGCTCTTTGCAGTGTCCGATCCCACCGGCCATAATTGCACACCACCGCGAATGGTTTTACCGCCAATGGAAATGTCTTGATTGGTTGGCCGTCCGATCACCGGTCGGTTGCGAGTCGATTGTCCTTTGATGGCAATCACATGACGGTGCTTTCTAAGTCGGCAAAAATCATACACCATCTGTGTGTGGTGTCCGCCGGTGTCAATCGCCACTGCGGATAGATTCACACTCGAGCCGGATTCGTGATCCAACTCTTGCAACAACCATTCGTCCAGCTCTGCCCAAAGTTTAGGCGATGCCGGATCACCAAAAAATACTTGATAATCAATCACCCAGCTTTCCTGCCCATCTTTACCAAATGCCCAAATCACCGCTTCGAGTCTGTTGTCCTGCACGTCCACACCGCAAGTGGCAATAAGCGCACCATTTGGTAATTGGCGCAATGGGTATTCTTCTGCTTTTTTGCGTAAATCGTTCATGTCCACGCGGTTGGTTTCCTCATCCCAACACTCGCCCAATGCCGTGTTAATGAATGTTTTTAAAAGGTGTGGATCTTGCTGTGCATCAAGCCATTTTTGTACCAAGTTTGCCCAACTTTCCCACGGTGAATAAAGCGATGATATGTGATACGATCGGCGAGTATCTCGGTAATTATTATCCGGCTTGGTGGCTACCCATTTACCGTGTTGCAACATCTCAAGTTTATCACTTTCAGTAATCACCCCAGCGCAATGATCACACATATACACAGCCGTTTCTGGGCGCGGCACTTTGTTTTCATCCTTTTGCCATTTGATATTTTGCCAATGTAATTCCTGCATCACATCACAATGCGGACAAGCCACATGATACTTGCGCTGATCACCTTTTAAAAACTCACGCTCAACACGGCTCACATCTTTCACCGTTGGTGTTGATCCGATTAAAACCTTGCGCCGTGCAAAGGTTTTTGTTCTGTTTACGGCCAACTCAATCGGATCGCCCTCACCGTCCAAGTCATACGGATAGGCATCAACCTCATCGAGTAGTAAATATCGCACCGGTACCGATCTTAGATCCGCCGCACTATTTGCACCAGCAATAAACAACACACCGCCGTCAAATGCTTTTGAGGTGGTGGTGTTGCCGCTATCCCTTGCGCGTGGATCTGCCACCAATCCACGAAGCACTGGCATGTCTTGGATCATCGTTGCTAAGCGTTGTTTTGAATATCGTTTTGCTAAGTTCTGAGTTGGCTGCACCATCATTGCCGGCGCTGGTGCGCGGTGGATAATGTAGCCGATCATGTTGGTTAATGCCTCAGTAAATCCAAGCTGTGCGCCTTTCATAATCGTAACAAATTCACAACGCGATGATGGCGAAAACGCATCCATGATCTCACGCAAATACGGTGTGCGATTGGTGCGCCATCTACCAGGCTCGGCCGCATAAGTTTGACCAAGCAAACGATACTCATCCGCCCATTCACTCATCGGCTCTTGCGGATCGGGTTTTAAACCTTTGACGATTGCATCAAAAGTTAAACCCTCGCCGGCAATATCAACAATCGGTATTTGCTTTTCAGTCATACCATTTTACTGATGTTGGGAATCTGGTGCAGATATGATGTAATCTTCACCAAGTGGTTTAATTCTGTATTCATCGTCCTCGAACCACATAGGGGCAGTATCTCCCATGTCCTCCCAATGCTTAACTTTAGTGTCACAGCATAATACTGCTAGCTTCTGTATCGGACAACCTTCCGCCCATTGATGTATTAGTTCTGCGTGTTTATGTTGTTGCATCTTTATTCTCCTTATTAGCTAACTTCTTATGTAACTCAGCCATCTCAAGTACCAACCTAGTAACTGTGTCATCTAAGCGTTCTACGTGTTTTATTAATTGTTTCCAAGGCTTTTCATCATTCATAGGCATCTCAAATGTTGTTGGTTCACTTAATTTGTGTTTACTCATATTATTTTTCCTTTTTGGTACTAACATCAATGTCAGCGCATTCCGGCTCACTGACTAATCCGGCAAACTGCTCTTTCATATCATGCAAGATCTGATTAATTTCATTCTCGATCATTGCGTGTATTTCATGATGATCATCCTCACCGGCCAAAGGTTGCGCCAATCTATCCGCCACCGTTTGCAACGAATTACGCACACCACGCGCCGCGGTAAATATCGCCCGTCTGGTTTCATCGGCTCGAAGCAAATCGCCTCGAAGTTCTGCATCGTTCATCTCAGCAATATTGGCCTGCGCAGTAATCAGCCGAGTTTTCTCACCATGCTGATCCGTATTCGCCACCCCCCCAAATGCACGTTCACGCA